CCAATGTAGAGATGTCCATACTGCGTACACGGGCGGTAGCCTCATGCTCAAGCTCGTAGTAGTCAATCTCTTCCTGGGCGTCTTTCTGATGATTCACCTCCTCAAACAACTTGCCATTGTCAGGATGTACACTGAGGAAGTGCTGCAACACCGGGTTGTCCTCATAAACAGTTAAAAACCCGTTCTCAAAGACAATAGGCTCTAAGATAAAGTTTCCGTCTTGCTCATCCTCGAAGGGGCTCTTTTGGTTCCTCGCATATCGGAGCGCCCTGTTTGTTTTGCCATCGAAATGATATAGCCTTCTAGCTGTCGTGTTTCTAGTTGCGAGGTAGAAACTGTCTGGGGCAGCTCCCCCAATGAGTTTGTATACTGTAGTTTTCATTTAATTGGTTTTAAGAAAAAAAAATGAGAGGGAGTCATAATGACCCCCTCTCTGACTAATTACTAAGATTGAAAGATGAAGAAGTTGTTTGCGCCAAGGGTACACACACAACGCTCAGACAAGTAGTGAACAGACATTGTGTCGGAGTCACTATTTGAAGCACCCCCAGCAGAGCCAACTACCCAAGTCTTGAACTTACGGTCTTCGGACTCTGTCTGGCGATAGCGAACGTGCAAGAATGGACGCTTAGCATTCTGCCCCATAACCTCGTCATAGACGCTAGTTGTTCCGGCAGGTACAAGCATACCATTGATTGCACCACCTACAGTTCCTGATGCAGTGCCCTGACCACGCATAGTGGGGTCATTCAGGTACTTCCAGTCAGTTTTGTAGAAGTCATAACCACGACGGAATCCACGGAATCCGAGGTTCAGTGCCATCTGCTCGTTATTGTCAAACAGACCGTAAGATGTTCCACCGGTACCGTAAGAGTTCTGAGCGGCCAAGAAGTCATCCATAGCAAAAGAGGCAGCGCGGTTCACGAACAACGCGTTCTCCTCAATAGCACCCTGCTTGTCAAGACGCTGCACGATGGCATCGAAATCAACAAGGCTAGTTGGGAATCCACCACTGAAAATGTTACCACGATTTTGAACAGCAAAGAACACACCTTCAGTTCCTTTGTAGTTACTCACGGCAGCTCCATTTGCCAACGATCCCGCAGCAGGTATCGCCTCAAGCATAGAAGCCTCCAAGTAGTCCTCAAAACGAAGTCGAGAATCGTGCTCAGCCTTCATGTACCAAAGGTATCCTGATACGCCATTCTCACCAGTAACTTCAACCCAGCCAACCTGAGTCATATCAGAACCAGTTACAGTGTAACGGTCTTTTAGGATGATAGGATTATTAGTGAAAAATTGGTCGAATGGCTGCAAAGATTCTGGCATTCCACTCGTTCCTTTTTTAAACTCAGATCCATACACCCACACAGTGTAATTTCCGTTAGTAAGCCCACTAGACTCATAAGCAGCCGCAGTAAAAGTGGTTGTGGCATTTGCAGCGGCATATGTCATTGTACTATTAATAACAGCATGGAAAACAGCAGCGCCATTTTCTTGCTGACACATAATTGTCTGACCTTCTCTAAGACCAATGTTCACCGCAGCAGCAAGCGGTTGAGCATTAGTAGCGGTAGGATATCCAGTTATTGTATTTTGGGCAGGCACTATCAATGATGCCTGACCACCGGTAAATGTAACGGCTACATTCGTGTATTTAACATGCAATCTACCTTGCTCTGCCCAACGGATAAGGTCAGAAGCGCAGGGCATTTCTGCACCGACCATACGCATGAAGCCAGAGATACTACGATTACCGTAGCGTTCAAACTCTTTCTCATAAATGTCTGGCAGATATTGGTTAGTCCAATCGAAAGCAGCACTTCCGATATAATTTGTTTGAGCAATCTGACGATTCGCAGATGGCTGGAGTTGAAATGAAGGGGATGCGTTAACTGGCATAGTTTAGTTTTTTTTAAGGTTTAAAAGATTTTATGGTAAGTCCCCCCGTTCTAGACGATGACGGAGATGCAGCAGCAACCTTGAATCCACCAGTACTAACAGGCTGCCCAAAAGTCCGAATGTCCATATTTATATTCTTACTCTTTTGAGCCAAATCCTGCGTCGCGTCAGCAGCGCCTTGTTCATAAAAGAACTTAGCGAACTTCTCTGGGTTCATCGCAATTGATAGAGACCTGTGATAACCAGCCGGATCTTTTATCAAACCCTGCTCATCCAAAAACTTCGATATGAAATTCATTGGAGAAGAGTTTTGAGTCTTGACCTCAGACGCATCAGCCGGAATGAAGGTGAGCTTTTTCTCTCCAATACTGAAATCAAAACCTTTGAAATCAGGCGAAAAAAGCTCCTCTGTCTTTTTCTTGAACCACTCACTCTTACGCTGAGCCTCCTGCTGTTCACCGGATGCTCTGTCTAGGTACTCTTTGTACTGTTTATAATCTTCAGTCTCAATCGGCGAGTTCGCAGTTGACTCAACAGGAACTCTATACTGCTCCTTAAGACCATTGAAGTATTTCTTAGCCTTCGCAACCTCACGCTTCTTGGCGGACTTCCTCTTCTTGATTGTGTCTGCGTCATCCGCATCCTCATCATATCCAAACTTCTCCGCCAACACGTCGGCTACATCTTCACGCTCGATGAACTCATCAGTAGCTAATGTGTACTCAGCAAGTAGCTGGTCCGCATCAACTTCATCATAGTTCCTGTTCAGCTTAACATAGTCCTCAATGCCACGCCCTGTCTCCTTCTTGTAACGGAAGAATGCAGCGACATCCTCTGGCATCTGCTCCTGCTGTCTAGCCTCAAACAGCTCATCGAGAGTTTCGATAGGCTTTTTGTACCTTTCTTTGATAAATGAAAGAACGTCATGCTCCCCAATCTGTTTTTGTTCTGGCTGCGGATCGGGAGCGGGATCCGGCGCCATATTTTTTTCTAGCTCCTTCTGAGCTTCGACTTCTCTTTCCTGGACAGAAGGGGTTTTCACCTCTTCATCAGTCAATATCCTTACTTTCATAGTATATTAAATTTCGTGCAAATATATAACAATTTCTAACGAGGGCTAAATTCTGCTAAATCAAACCCATCTAGGCTGTCCTCATTACTCTCAAAAGACAATGGTGGAAGATTGTTCTTGCGCTGGTCTATCAGTTTAGACTGCTGGCTATTCTGTATACCAATACGCTTTGTCTTCTCATCTTCTTTGTATGTTTCACGCTGTTGCAACATATCACTCTGCATCTTGCCTAACTGTAAGTTATACTGAAACTCCCTCTCCATCAGCATAGCCTTCTGCTGCGCCTCAGCATTCATCTTCTCAATAGCAAACGCAACCTTCGCTTGCTCAATGCGTATTTCAGCCTGAGCCTCAAGTTCTATCTTTTGCATAGCCGACTGCGCAGCCATGCGCTGAGTTTCCATCTGCCCCTGAACCTGCATCTGCTGCTCCTGCATCTTGAAGGCGCGGTCCGACTCCAGCTTCTGCTTTCGCTTAATCTTCAGCAACTGATTCGCCAGCTTCGTATTTCTGATTTCACGGATGTCAATGGCATCCTCCAAGTTAATATCGCCCTTCTGCAATGCCATCTGTATACTGGCCTCCATACGCTCTCGCTCCTCGGCATCAGGAGAAACCTCAATGAAGATGCCGAAGTCATATATATACAAGTCCTTCAGAATATCGAGAATGGTAACATTGTACCTGCCTACCTGGCCTATGAACTCTTCGCGGAATGGAGCGTACTCAAGGATGTCAGCAACGCGGCATGCTAGTCCTTCTGACACCGTCTTTGTGATGTACAGCGATGCATCAAGAATATGTCGCGTAGCAGTATTGGAATTAAGTGCAGCGAGTTTCTGAACACCAACCAATGTCCTAGAATCAGGGACACTCGCATCACGAGCCTCATTAAGACCAGTGACAGCCCTAATCATGTCCATGTAGTGATTGTAGTTCGCAATCAGAGCTTGTAGTTTCTGACCGCCAGAACTTGTCGTCAGCTCCTGGATAGGAATACGAGCATGGTTGAACTCACCATCTTGCGTGAAACTACGACCAACAACACTACCCGTTTGGAAGTACAGCCTCAACGCATCCTCCGGAGTGTACTTGCCGCCTGTGCCCAGGTCAACTTCATTGATGCCATCAGCGTCGATAAAGACACCATCAGGGACAACACGAGCAATGACCTGCTGCATCTTCAGGTGAGTGAGCTGTATCAAGTCAACGAAAGGTATCATCCTTCGTACCAATGACTCAATATTGCCCTTATACATTCGGGGAGCACACGCCACATAGTTGGGCATAGCATTTTGAGATGCGGACTTAGGACGAACCATATTCTCCATCATCTGCCAACGCAACATAATATTAGTGCCCATCACCATAACGCCCTCATACCACACCTCGATTGTCTTGGTGATGCGCTCAAAGCCCTGCTCCTCCATCATATCGGCAGGAGGATTGAAGTTCTCGTCCTTCTCAATAATACGAGAACCACCCATCTCGGTAGTCTTCTTCTTGTACACAAAAGTGTGCGTAGTCTTGTAATTGAAGAACAAGAGCGTTGCAGTGTCGTTCCTAAATAAACTATTGTTGTAGAACTGCGCTACATTGTAGTAGTCATACCAATTCTGGCTGTACTTACTAATCTCCTGCATTTGCTCAACAGTTAGATTGGGGTCTAACTTAGTCAGCTCAGAGATAGGGATAGTCTTGACTTCTCCCCAGTAGAAGCAGTCACGGAAGTATGGGTCTTCAGTATAACTGTACACCACATTAGCAGGGTCTACATACTGAACCCTAACCCCATCGCCAGGGTTAAACTCATGCTTCGATATGCCGATACCGAGCACCATGAGGTCATACTCAACCCTCCTGCGTACATCTTGGTATCTGCTGTCCTCAAGTATGGTATTCAATGCCTCCTCTTGAGCAATCTCAACAGAAGGCTTGTAGTTCATCTCCATGAACAACTGCAACTCATCATCATTCTCCGGAAGATCAGCAGGATTGACGGTCCATGGGTTGACACCAAAATTCTCCTGAGCGGCCATGAAAATGTCCTTACCAGCCATCTGCACCTCAACCGACTCTTGGAAGTCCCGGCGCTTCTGAATAGACGCAGAGTCTTGCGCCCTCGCCTTAACCTTGAACAGCCTGTCCCCCATCCCATTCACCACGATATCAACAAACTTAGGTAGCACTGGCACTGGGGTCCAGTCAAGATTCATATATGACAAATCGCCGTTAACAGCGAGTTCATCCTTGTATTTCTGTACAGACTGCTCTCCACGTGCGTATAAACGCAGTCGGTGCATGTCCCTCCACTGAGAGTAGTACCTTGCCGAAGAAGAGTCTTTCCTGAACCATTCATACTGAATAGCCTGACCTATCCTTAATCCAAACTCCTTCGTGCCCTTCTCAATGTCGGACACATATTGGTTTGGAAACGACGTAGGATTGATTATTGGTTTATCCATTCTTCTCTATGCGGCTGAAGGAACTCTCATTATTATATCTGGCAAAGTTAATACTTATTTTAGAGGACTTAATTTCTGACACATACAAGTGCTTCTGGTTCGCCATAATCGCCAGCCCAGAGCTTATAGACGCATCGTGCCTCGTTCTATTGGTGATATCAAACGCAGCCCAGTCCATAAGCGTTTTGTTGAAATACATAGACCCACAGTCGTCAGGATCTCTATACGTACCCTCGGCATCAAAGCCAACATGCTTCTCGATGTAAGACTCAATAGCAGCAGCATGAGCCTGCTTGACATCTTCCGATGTGTTCGGAATGCCACCGAGTTCAACCTCCGTCTTGGATAGTTTCGATATGTGCTTGTCAGGTCTATTCAGCGAGAACGCCCTATATCCCCTGTTCTTAAAGTGGTATAACAGCCTCGGCTTGTTGTTCTCGGCAAGAACAGGCATCCCGTAGAACACACAAGCCATCAGCACATCTTCGAAGAATATCTCAGCAGTCTGAGGTCGAGCGATGTACTCTAAGAAAAACATGCCACTGGGCGCGTCATCAACATTGAACTTAGTCAAGCCATGTAATGCACCATTAGACCCTCCTCCACCCACAACACCCGATATGTCGTATGAGTCACAGCCAAAAGACCCTATGTGCTCATTGCCAGGATACTTCCTGCCATTGCGGTCAATAACCCTATTTTGAAGCCCAGCGGGCGGTATCCAGCTAACTAAGAATCGCCCAGTCTTATTAGGAGTCCATATCACATGGCTATCCTGAATGCCGTTCGCCCAATGAAATGACCCACGAGTTAGCGTTGTGTTAATCATAATGCCGTCATTGAAGTCAATCTGCTGATATATCTTAGTCAGATTGAATAGCGACATTCGGCTTTCATCACGAAACGCATGCGCCTCCGTGCGCGGGAACTGCCTGTAAAACTCATTCAGTGCATCCTGGTCCGACTTGAGCGACTGAACTTCATTCTCCCAATAGTTGACAGCACCGGTATAAATCTCCATATCATCAACGCCAACAATAGGGGATGCCGGCGAGTTAATTACGGGCCATCCATGCTTATCAATATACCCCTCGAAGTTCCACTCCATAGGGATGAACAGCTTGTACATACCACTCTTGGTCTGACCATTGGCATTTCGCTTGGTCACATCAGAGTCATCGTACAACTCCTTGAAGTTCCCTCCTCCCTTTGCCTTGGCATTGCAGGTAGAGCCCATCATGCACTTACCGACAATCTTACTGCCTATACGAAGAGTCGTTTT